CGGTATTTATCGTTACTCCCGATGGCAACATCCCAACACCAGAAGGTGAATTTGCATTGGAAAACGGAAATGTAATGACCGTGGATGCAAATGGTACTATCGTTGAAATCGCAACCAAGGAGGAAGAAGCCCCCGAGGAAGAAATCATCGAGGAAGTTGAAGCCGAAGACCAACCAATGAAAGAGCAAATTGGCGATATGCCAATGGCAAAGAAGGTGGTTAAAAGCAAAACCGAAATGGAAGAATCTTATTTTAGCAAACAGATGAGCGAATTGGAAGCCAAGTTTGAAGCCCGTTTATCAGCATTGGAAGGCGAGAAAATCGCATTGAGTGCCGAGAACAAAGAATTGACAGAGAGATTGGCTAACGAACCAGCACCACACACATTGCACAACCCAGAGGCAAACATGAAGGATTCCAAGTTGATTTTCAAGTTGGGTGCCAAGCGTGAGGAAACTTTGAAGGATCGTGTATTTAATCAACTTTTTAACTAAACCACTAAAATGAACAATAAATTAAACAAAATCAATTTGAGTGGCCCAACAATATCACCAAATACCTACGCGGGTCTTTTTGGTAACAAATATATTGCGGCCGCGTTGTTGTCGGGTGAAACCTTGGCAAAAGAACTTATCACATTGCACCCCAATGTTGCATTCAAAGAAGTTATCCGTAACTACCAAGATTCAGTTGTAATTGCTGACGCATCTTGTGACTTTACAGATTCATCTTCAGTAACTTTAGGTGAATATGTGTTGACCACAGTTGAAAAGCAAGTGAACTTGCAGTTGTGTAAAAACAATTTGCGTACCACTTGGGAATCAGCACAAGCGGGTTTCAGTGCATTTGAGAAATTACCAGCAACATTCGAAGAATTTATGTTGGCTCAAACTGCAGCGGAAGTTGCACAAGCAAACGAATTAGGTATTTGGAAATCAAGTCTTTGGTATGATTCCGCAATCGTAGCGGGTCAAGACGGAATGGTTGGTTATTTGATTGATAACTCTGCAATCGTTCGTCCATTCTCGGGTGCAACAGATGGAACAAATGTTGTTGCTCGTTTGCAAGAAGCATTAAATTACTCACCTGCAGCATTGTACGGAAAAGAAGGTTACCAATACTATGTTGGTCCATCTACCATGAAGGCGTATCAAGCGGCGTTATCTGCGGGTAACTTCAACTTCCAATTCTATGTTGGTGAAAAGCCAATGAACTTCCAAGGTATTCCCGTTACAATGTGTCCAGGTCTAAACGACTACGATTGTGTATTGGGTATGAAATCTGATTTGCACTTTGGAACAGGATTGTTGAGCGATTACAACGAAGTGAAGGTTATCGACATGAGCGATATCGATGGTTCACAGAATGTTCGTGTAATCATGCGTTTCACGGGTGGTATCATTGCTACAAACCCAACTCAACAAGTTGTAATTAATGTAACCTAATCCGATAAGGAAAATATAAACTTGGGGTGGGCATAAACACCCACCCCTTTTTTTTAACCAAGATAATAGAAAAGATATGCCAAGTTGTGGAACTTTAGTCGGAAGATACGAACCTTGTAAACAATATGTCGGTGGTATCAAAGGTGCGTTTTTCGTACCCTTTGAGTTTGCCAATACCATCGTAACTGACGGAACGGGTTTAATTACGCAAATTAATAACGGAGCAAGTCCTACACCCGTAAAGGTGACGGGTTACTTTTGGGAGTTGAAAGGATTGTCTACATTGGAAACAACCATCACCGCATCACGCGATAATGGAACAACCATGTATGAGAGTATTTTCACCTTATCATTCAAACCAAGCGGTGTTACACCAGCAGCGGGAGATTTAGACATGGATTCAATCCAAACTTTGTCCAAGGGCAGATGGCAAATTGTCATTTGGGACAGAAACGACCAATTTTGGTTGATAGGTCAAACCTTGGGTTGTGATGCCAATGGCGGATCATCTTCATGGGGTGTGCAAATGGGCGATGCTCGTTTGAATACAATCACTTTTTCAAGCCAAGAAAAAACACCACCATCACCAATCGATGCGGACAATTACGCAGAATTGGGAAGTGTGATTACAATTTCAACCGCACCGTAATTGTTTTAATTATATTTCTATGTAAGCCCTCACCATTCGGTGGGGGTTTTTCATTTATAACAAAAAATGTATTTCGCGTTTTATAGGTATGCACATCAATAACGCATCCACCAATATCAATTTCACATCGTTTGTGGAATTTACGGGTGTATCAACGATTGAGGTGTGGCACAAGCCCACCAAAACGATGGTGACGGCCACAAGTACCCCAAGCAAGTTGTATTCGTTCTACACGATGAATTTGCCATCATTAACCGCCATCAATGCGGTTGCACAAAACACCGATGAGATATTAATTCGTGTATTCAACGCAAATAATTTGGTGTGGGAGTATTTAGGGTATTGGATTGTGGGAACAACCAACATTAACAACACTTGGAAACAATGGGATACAACGGCCCCCGTTTCACCTAATTGGATAACACTATGAGTTTAGAATTTATACAACTACAATCGTATACGGCCCCATCCATCATTGAGCAAAAAAACAAAGATTGGGTGCAATATGGTGACGATAACAATTATTATCAGTATTTGATTGACTTGTATCATGGTTCACCAACCAATAATGCGTGTATCAAAGGAATTGCAGACCAAATTTATGGCAAGGGATTAGAGGTGACAACAACATCGCGCGATTTACCAGGTTACATTGAGTTCAAAAAGATGTTTAGTGGGGATGATTTACGCGCGGTAATTATGGATTTGAAGATGTTGGGCCAAGCATCGTTTCAACTAATCAAATCAAAGGATAAGAAAAAGTATATTCAAGCCAAGCACTTTCCACAACAAACACTTCGCCCCGCCAAGTGCAACGACAAAGGCGAGATTGAAAAGTATTATTATTACCCCGATTGGGCCAATATCAAGCGTGGCACACAACCAACAGAGATAAGGGCATGGGGTTACGACCAAAACGCGAACGAATGTATACTAACCATCAAACCATATTCAACGGGTTCGTTCTACTTCGCACCCGTGGACTACCAAGGAGGTACGCAATATGCAAACTTGGAGTCGGAGATATCAAATTTCCACATCAACAACATCATGAATGGTCTTGCACCAAGTATGTTGATAAACTTCAACAATGGGCAACCACCCGCCGAGGTTAAAGATACGGTTGAATCACAAATCAAAGCCAAGTTTGGTGGATCGTCAAATGCAGGTCGTTTTATTATCAGTTGGAACGATGGCAAGGATTCAGCGGCGGACATCACCCCAGTACAATTAAGTGATGCCCACAACCAATATCAATTCCTAAGTTCGGAATCAATGCAAAAGGTTATGATATCGCATCGCGTGGTATCGCCGTTGTTATTGGGTATTAAAGACGGAACGGGATTTGGTAATAACGCGGATGAATTAAAGTCGGCATCTATTTTGTTTGACAATGTTGTTATTCGCCCATTCCAAAGATTGGTTATTGATGCAGTTACTAAGGTATTGAACCACAATGGTTATAACCTTAATATGTATTTCAAGACCTTACAACCACTTGAATTTACGGATTTGACGGGTAATGTAATTGACGATGAAACACGCGAAGAAGAAACGGGCGTATCGTTGTCATTAAAAAAAAAGATTGATTTAGCGGACATGACCATCGCGGATGAAGATTCGTGGTTGGAACATTTGAAATCCCGTGGGGAAATAATTAACAATGAGGTGTGGGAACTCATTGATGTAACCGAGGTTACGGATGCGGATGAGGAAATGAAATTTGAAATGGCGTATGAAAACCCCAATAAAAAAAGTGGTGATGATAAAGGGGTTTACAAAATCCGTTATCGGTACGGCCCTAATATCGTGGCCGACAATTCAAGGCAGTTTTGTAGTACAATGGTTCAAGAATCCAAAGGGGGAGTAATTTATCGCCGTGAAGATATTTTGACAATGGGTGATGCGGGTGTCAACGGACAATTTGCACCAAGCGGACAAAGTTCATATTCCATTTGGAAGTACAAGGGCGGTGTTAATTGCCACCACCGATGGGAACGATTGACATTCAGACGGAAGCAAATCAAAGGTAAATTTTTACCTAAGCAACCAGGCGAAAGCGGTGAGAATCGCGATTTAGAAAATTACAACGAAGTATCAAATAAGAGTGCCAACAATGCGGGAGTTCCATTTTCACCAAGTGGATGGGAAACGGCATCAACACGCCCAATTGATATGCCAAACAAAGGAAGTTTAAAGAACAAATAAGATGTACGCAAACGATGATGTATTATTAATCACCAAGGAGGACATATTCAAATACACCCAATTGAGTGGGAATTTTGATGTGGATAAAATCACCCCATTTATTAAGATAGCCCAGGACATCCAAGTTCAAGAATTATGCGGTACTGTTTTGTATCGTAAATTGTTGGATGATGTTCAGTCAAGCACATTGGCGGGGTATTATCTTTTGTTGGTGTCACACTATTTGCAACCTTTGTTGATCCATTACGCGATGAGTGATTTGTTGTTATTCCACGGGTATGAGGTAACCAATGCGGGTATCGTTCGTAATTCACCCGAGAATACACAGTTACCAAGCAAGGAGGAATTGGACACGATTGTCCAAAGACAAAGAAACATTGCAGAAACTTATCGGAGGCGTTGCGTGGATTACCTATCGTATTTCCCACAGAGGTACCCAGAATACACGGCCAACCAAGAAGCGGGAGAATACCCAAATTCAAATCCATCGAATTATGTAACATGGAATTTGTAAAAAAGACATATAAACCAAAGGAAGACAAGGTCAAGAAATTGACCACCTACATAACGCAATTGAAAATCGTTAAGGGGGTAAAATGTGATTTGTTTACCAAGATAATCGCCATTATGATATTCTTCACGGGGTGTTCGGCCGAATGGCACTTAAAAAAAGCCATCCAAAAGAACCCCGCTATGGCGCAAACAAGCACCCATACCATTGATACCCTATTTGTAACCGATTCTGTGAGCATTACAGACACTTTCACAACAAAAACGATTGATACCATCACAATTGAAAAAGACGGCGTTAAAACGATTGTTTACAGAAATCACGATGTTATCCGAGTTCAAACAGTTGTGAAGGCCGACACCATCAGATACACCAAAACAATTCAGTTACCCGCCCAAATAAAGTATACGGAACGCGTAAAGGTTCCACAATGGATTGGATTAACTTTGTTTTTGGGATTAATTTTGTTAATGATAATTATAAAACGATGAGCGATTGGGGTCAAGAATATAACAACAAGGCAGCACCATCGCAAGGATGGAAAACACCATCACGGAGTTCACCACAAGGGGGCGGAACGCGAAGTTGTTTATGCAAGGATACATTGAAGTATTCACGCAAGTGTTGTGATGGTTCGTTATGGGCGCAAGGCATTGGCAATATCACCCGTGAACCCGTTGTTGTTAATACGGGATTTTTGTTACAACAAGACGGCGATTTTTTATTACAACAAGATTCAAGCAAAATAATAATAACCACATAAAATGGCTGATAAGAAAATAACCGATTTAACCGCAATAATAACCATCGCCGTTGATGATGTATTGCCAATTGTAGATATCAGCGATGATATTACGAAAAAAATTAGCATTTCACAAATCAAGGCACAATCACCCGTGCAAAGCGTTGCGGGTAAAACGGGTGCGGTGGTATTGTCGGCATCCGATATTGGTGCGGGTACTGTGGATGATACCGAATTTGGGTATTTGAATGGCGTTACAAGTGCGATTCAAACACAATTAAACGCCAAACAAGGTTCGTTGACATTAACCACCACGGGAACGAGTGGTGCATCAACTTTGGTTGGTAACACATTGAACATCCCACAATATAGTGGTGGTGGTGGCGGAACGACCTGGGGTTCAATCACGGGGACTTTGTCAAACCAAACCGATTTGCAAACCGCATTGGATGGCAAGGTTGATGAAAACGCCGCGATTACGGCATCTACAAAAACCAAAATCACATATGATGCCAAAGGTTTAGTAACTGCGGGGGCGGATTTGTCGGCAAGTGATATTCCAAGTGGGGTGGATGCTTCCAAAATTAGCACGGGAGTAATCAGTAATGCAGAATTTGATTATTTGAACGGGTTGACCGACAACATCCAAACGCAGTTCACGGGCAAACAACCCATACTTATTTCGGGTAGCAACATCAAGACAGTTAATTCAAATTCACTTTTGGGTTCTGGGGATGTGACGGTACAAGCAACCTTGGTGAGTGGAACAAATATCAAAACCATTAATTCAACCTCTTTGTTGGGTAGTGGTGATATTAGCGTGGCACCCGCAACGGGAATTAATGCAACGGCAATTGCGGATGGATCGGTTACAAGCACCGAATTTCAATACATAAATTCGCTTACAAGCAACGCACAAACACAGATTGATTCTAAGACCAATAAATTAATCACCACGAATCGCCAAACCGCATCATACACTTTGGTGTTAAGTGATGCCGATAAGTTGGTTGAAACGAATGTGGCCAGTGCAAATAACTTGACAGTCCCATTAAATAGTTCGGTGGCGTATCCAACGGGTACACAGATACTTTTGGCACAATATGGGGCAGGTCAAACAACCATCGTTGCTACAAGTGGAGTGACAATCCGAAGCAACGGGGGTAAATTAAAATTGAATGTTCAATATTCGGGTGCAACCTTAATTAAGATTGATACTAACGAGTGGTATTTATTTGGAGATATAGCATAATGATATTATCAAGTCACGGAATTATCGCCTCGCAGATTGCCTCATTTGATGCGGATGCGTCTGCCTTCTTTGGTCGGGTTAGTGCCGCTGGTGGCACTCTTTCTTTAACCGAAAAAAATGCGGTCAATACTTTGGTCATTCAAATGAAGGCAGACGGAACTTGGACACCTATGAAAGCCATTTATCCAATGGTTGGGGCAAGTGCGGCAGCGTGTGCGCAGAATTTGAAAAGTTCAAGTTTTACGGGTACATTTACAAGCGGTTGGACTTTTGCGAGTACGGGAGTAACACCAAACGGAATAAGTGCGTATATGGATACCGCGTTAAATACATTAACAAATTTAACAACCACAACCGCTCATTTGTCTATTTATGTGCGTAACAATTCGAGTATTGTAAACCCCTATGATTTAGCAAACTCTACAAATTTGGGATTAACAGTTGACTCAACTTTTTTAATTTCACGATATTCAACTAATACTGCATATTTTGGAATGGCAGATACCACTTATGGTACAAGCGTATCCAGTACAGATTCTCGTGGGCTGTGGTTAGGTGCTACAAATGGATCGAGGGCTCAAATTCTTTATAAAAATGGCACTTCGGTTGCAACGGGTACGGGTTCGGGAAGTTTTGCAAATAATAATTTATATTTAGGGGCAGCAAATGGAGGAGGTGTTGCGTCTCTTTTTTCAAGTAAACAATACGCCTTTTGTACCATTGGTAATGGCTTAAGCGGTACACAACAAGGCAACTTTTACACCGCAGTACAAGCGTTTCAAACCACTTTAAGCCGAAATGTATGATAGGTTACACACTTACCCCCGAACAAAAGGATTTGATACAAGGGCAATACTACGCACCTTATCAGTTTTTGAATTGCGTTCAAGATATTGACGGAACTTGGTTTTTGTTCCTAAGCGATGAAGACAAGCCCGAAGTTGAAGCAACTGAATACGCTTGGGTTTTAGATTTACCCGAAGCCGAATACATCCCACCACCATCACCACCTTTCCCCCCACAATCATAACAATTGGTTTTGAAATCGTTTTATTAGAATATGACCGCCGTCAAGAAAACCCCCAATGCGTTGCCCGTTTCGTTTGAGCAATTTAAGAAAAATCCAATTGCGGCCGTTTCTTTTTGCATGTTGTTGGCTGTGTCTTATTTGTATATGGACTTGCGTTCGGGCTATAAGGAACAAATTGAAAAAGCCAATTTTAAGATTGAAGCATTGGATGTCAAGATTGATAAGTTAACTTACGCTTTGAAACGATCCGATTCGTGCTTGGCATCCGCCATGACTGAAATCCGTATAATGCAAACGATGAAAAAACTATGAGAACGGCATTATTAGTTTTTACCGCCCTATTTATGACGGGTTATGTGTTCACAATTGCAAACGCAAAACAAACCCCTAAAATCGATGAAATTGATGCGTTGCTTAGCAAGGTATCAAAAAATGTAGAAAGTGCGGGAGAAGTCACCAAAATGGCTCAAACGATGAATGCCAAGATGGTTGAATCAAAGGTTGCGGAAAAGGAAGCGTTAAAAGAGGATGTAAAGAAGGCGGAAGCCAAAGCGGAAGCATTGGCAAAAAAGGTTGAAGTATACGCGGTTAAAATGATTGGAAGTGGTATTGATACGGCAACCGAGGAAATCAAGTATAGTGGCCCGATATACGATGCGTATTTGAACTATGTTGAAGAAGGTGGCAAAGAGGATTTTCAATACTTCCGTTTATACATTTACAAATAATGGCAAAGGCAACCAACACATCGACATTCCGTGCAAAGCCCAAAAACAAGTTGGGCAGACACACAAAGCACATCAACAAACACAAATCAAAAAAAGCCAGTAGAGGCCAAGGATAATGAAAAAGATATTAGAGATTTTCAAAGGTGACCAAGGTCAATTCAGTTCAAAGCGTTTCGTGGGAATCATCGGGGCGTTTGTACTATTTGGAACAATGGCACACAATTCAATGTCACC